GTGTAGTATCTCTTGAAGCTGACAGTGCCGCATATGGTGAAAACCTGTTATCACAATATGCTGGCAAGAAGTTAGCATTAATTAGCAACAAAGAAGAGAAGTATTCTGTTGTAACAAGTGAACACATGGGGAATTGCGCTAAAGAATTGTTTAGCTATGAGGATGGCAGTCCCCGTATGTACATCCTAGACGACAGGGGCGACTACAGTGAATTACAAAGCCACATCGAAGAACTGATTACATCCTTTGGTGTGAAAGTGATTGTATTTGACGTTATCAGCGATGTGTTTGCAGGGATGAGTATAGAAGATGTTGATAAGTATATGCGTTGGCAGAAGAACATTGTTAAACAGTACAATGTTATCCTAATTAACATCAGCCATACTCGCAAAGCAGGTGGTGGACAGAAAGCTGCTAGTCAAGGCGCATTCTTAACAGAGGAGGCAACTATTGGTAGTGGCACACAATACCGTAGTGCTGGTATCAACATCTCTCTCCAAAGGAATAAAACTGCGGAAGACGATGTTGAACGTAATACAACACAAGTGTATTTGTTGAAGTCTCGTGATACAGGTGTTACAGGGTTGGCTTGTGAGATATTCTATGAGAATGAAACTCATACGCTGTATGATAAAGATTACTACTTTAGTCAAATTAAACCACCAAGTTTTTAGAGGTATACATGAAAATAACAGAAGCATCGCTTTGCTACAGGTTTTACAGGCACAATGGTTGGACACGCAGTCTAGTAGCATCACTACTGTCCACTGACAACCTAGAAACACTACCAATCCACTACGTTAATGCTCGTTGGTTTGACAATGAGCTAGACAACAAAGTGAAGTGGGGACGAGGTTGGATAAATAATACAGAAGATGAGTATTTAGACTGTGACTACTATGCTGTTTATAATGGGTGGTGTAAGTGGAACGACAAGTTTAAAGAGCATGAACTAATACCATTTGGTAGGTTGTAAATCTAAGGCTAAGGTGTTATGCTTTAGCCTTATTTATTCGAGAGAGAGAAAATGAGATTAGTATTCGACATTGAAGCCAGTGGTCTATTAAACGATGAAACAATAGACTACACGGCCTCCCCTTACGTTCTAAAAGACCACTACAAGTTTCATTGCCTTGTTATCAAGAATATTGATACAGGCGAAGTGTTAGAGTATGACCCACACACGTTCAAAAATGGTGTTGAGTATATTAAAACTAATGCTACAACATTAGTTGGTCATAACATTGTTGACTATGATTTGTTAGCTTTGAAGCTCGGTTTTGACTTTGATTACACAGTCTACCCTGATACGATTTGTGGTCGCCACTGTACCATTATAGATACACTTGTACTTTCAAAAACTTTAAATCCAGACCGAATGTTCCATAGCTTAGATTACCTAGGCAAGCTTGCAGGTGTTGATAAAATTGATTGGCGTGGAAAAGCTATAGAGTTAGGATTGATTGATAATCATGCACCCAAAGGCGAAGAGTTTAAGGTGTATCATCCTGCGATGCTTGAGTATAACCGCCAAGACGTTGAAGTGAACCATAAAGTGTTTGATGTACTAATGAAAGAGTGGGGTACATGGAACTGGCAACCTGCTTTCGAGTTAGAGATGGCAGTACGGGATATTGTTACTAGACAATCCCACAGGGGGTTCTACTTTGATGTTGAAAAAGCTAAAGAGAATGTCCGTGAGCTTGATATTCTTATGCAGCAAGCTAGAGAGATAGTTGAGCCATTACTACCACCATGTAAGCTATCAATGGCAAGAGCATCTGAGACTACACCACCAAAGATACAGTTCAAAAAGGATGGTACAATATCTGCTAACATGGTTAAGTTTGCTGAAAAGATGGGTGCAGTGATTGAAGATAAGATGTTCAAGTGGGGTGGCAAAGACCATCAAATCCCTATGCCATTAACACCATTGATTGATTCTGAACCTGCAAGCATTGAAGATACTACCCACATCAAAGGATGGCTAGTTGATTTAGGTTGGTGGCCTACAGTGTACAAAGAAAGAGATTTAACTGTAGATTCTAAAAAGAAGAAGCTTACTAAAGAGAAGTACAAAGATGCCGTTGAACGGTATATGGCGCAAACAATGGAGTCACCATTCAAGCGTGACAGAATGTTCCATTTAACACTAGGTATGAAGTGTAGAGATGAGCAAGTGCTGTCAAAACTGTTGAGCCACGACTTAGAACGTCCAATGAAGGTGTATACTAACCCGACATTTACGGTGGGACAGGACAAAGAGTTATGCCCTAAGTTAGAAGAAATGTCCGAGATATTCCCACACGTTTATAAAGTGGTTGAGTTCCTTACTTATCGTCACCGTAGAAATTCTATTCTAGGCGGTGGCGTAGGGATTGATGAAGATGACATTGAAATGGAGAAAGGCTATTTAGCTAACATTCGTGCAGACGGTAGAATACCAACACCTGCTGACACCTGTGGTTGTAACACATCAAGGTTCAAGCATAGAATTGTCGCCAACATTCCACGCATTACTTCAATGTACGGCAAGAATATGAGAGCCATGTTTGGCGTAGAGAAGAAAAAGTATGCTCAATTTGGATACGACTTCTCTAGCCTTGAAGGGAGGATGGAATCGCATTATTGCTGGAAATACGATGAGACAAAGGAATACTGTAATAGCCTTATACTAGAGAAGCCATTTGATGTGCATACTCTTACAGCTAAAAAGATTTCTGAGATATTAGGAAAACCTTTTGGTAGGTCTCCTGCAAAATCTACAAAATATTGTTGTACATACGGTGGCAGACCTATGCGAGTAGCAATGACTATTGGCTCTGATTTTACAACAGGTAAACAAGTGTATGATGCCTTTTGGTTAGCAGCCGACCCACTTAGACAACTAGGCGAAAGCCTTAAAAAGTATTGGGAAACAATAGGAGGCAAGAAGTTTGTATTGGGTATTGATGGAAGGAAAGTACCTACACGTTCCGCTTCTGCTCTGGTTAATAGCCTATTGCAAAGTGCAGGTGTTATTTGTGCTAAATGGACGATGGTGCTACACGATAGAAAGTTAGCAGCTAAGGGGTTAACAGTTGACTTCTTTAGAGATGATTGGAAGAACAAGTCATACATAACGCAGCTAGTAGCCATGCACGATGAGGCGCAGATGGAGGTGACTAAGGGCTTGGTTGATTGGAAAATATTTAAAGAAGAAGATGAAGCTATTGCCTTTAAGAAGTCTAGCACTGATAATTGGAGTGAAGTAGGTCATATAGGTGATAAGTGGTTTGTTGGTAAGAGTGTAATATCTGATTTACTTTTAGAAGCTGTAGATGAAACAACAGCTAAACTTAAACTTAATATCCCTTTAGGTGTTGAGTTTATTTATGGGGATAGTTGGGCAACGTGTCATTAAAACAGTTGACACAACCAACATATTCAATCATAATACCAAACATGAAAACGAGGAGATGCCTTAAATAAAATATTTAAATAAATGTTTGACACAACATTAAAATGTGTTAAGATAGATGAATATAAGCAGTTGAATAACTACCAACCCTTATTCACGGCACAATGCCACAACAACGTAAGACAACGAGGAAATTTAAACATGGCTACTGAAATCTTAAACAACGCAGTATTCTTTTACACTTGTATTCAAACTCCTACCAAAAAGTATGAGTCGGACGAAACAGAATGGAAGACATCTGCTGTTGTAGACAAGGCCACAGCAAAGGCTTGGAACAAACGCTTTGCTAAACAGAAAGCTAAGGAAATAGACAACGATGAGTTTGTAGCTAAATACAAAACAGACCTACCATTCCCTGACCAAGAAGAACAGTATATCATTAAACTCTCTCAGAATACACACAACGCAGACGGCAAGGAAATGTATCAACCGAAAGTTTATCAAGACATTGGTAATAACAATGTTGTAGATATTACTAAGAAAAAGTTGGTAGGCAATGGGAGTAAAGGGAAGGCTGCTTATGGCGTAGTAGAAAACAAGTTTGGTACATTTGCTAAGTTAAATAGTATTTGTATTTTTGACTTGGTTGAATATGGTGGGAATGCCAACCCTTTCGGTAATGTTGTTGAAGATGAAAACGATGCAGCACAACGGGAAGCGTATAAGCCCGACAATGCTAAGGCAGCTAAGGGGAAGGTTAAAGACGCACCTAAGCCTTTAGCGGATGATTTGGACGATGATAGCATTCCTTTCTGATCTAAATTAAACAAACGGGCTGCTAACAACAGCCCAACCTTTACAAAGAGAGAACATTATGACCACCGAAACCACAACAGACACACCAGTTTATGAAGGTGTTACATTTAAAGAAGATGCAAGAAAACCTGACGCACCTAAAAAGGCTTCAACACCAAGCTTATTTTTAGTTGGCTGCTTAACATACATATTCTTTGTGTTATTTCCTATGCACATTGGATTTGGTGTGGCTGTTGAAAGTATGTGGGCTATTGTACTACCAACAATATGTTTTGGTTGGTTATTAGTGTTTGGAGCAGGAGAAAGTAAATGAGCCATTTTGAAGATTTTATGGAACACGCTACAAAGACAACAGATGAGGAAACTATACAGAAAGCTATGGAGCTTTTAGACGAGATTTTCTTGATTATTAAAGATAACGGGTTAGCAGGTGCATTAGCATCTAATCTGTTGTTTAGCACTTGCCTAGACGCACTAGGTGATGAAGATAGTGGGGAGCAAGGTAATGAGTGAACAAAAGAAACGTGGCCGCCCTGAAAACAACGATAATGCTGTATTAACAGATATTATCAACGATAAAGAGAAGCTCAAAACCTTTAAAGAAGCTGTGGCCAACCTAGTGTACCATAAGCGTAAGATTGAAGCTGATACGCTATTATATAAAGAAGATGTTGGAGGAGTTAGTGAAAAATATGGCTTGTCAAAGGGTTTGATTAATGCTAAGGTGGCTGCAATAGTTAAAGAGAAAGAAGTTGAAGAGGCGGATAAGCTGCTTACAAAACATGAAATGATGACTGAGGTGTAACACAGACGTAAGGCGTGTTGCCCTACAAAGATTTAATTTGATAACAGGAATAAAGGCTATGAGCGAAACACAAAAACAGGTTGGGGCAACATCGCACTTGACGCAGATGTTAGATGTTGTGAACAATAATATGATGCAGTATTTAATTGGTACAACTGAACTGAGCCATTACTTAACTGCCTTAGTTGATGAATTAAATTTAAGTGCAAAAGACGAAGACGCGCTTAATGCTGCTAGTAGTGTGATTTATGAGTTACGAGAAGAAGTTAAAAGACTTAGAAATAAAGTTTTTGAGCTTGATTGCAAGGTCAAGGTTTGTGTTTGTTGTAAAACCGCATACCAAAACGGAACAGATAATGCTGAAATAATTGAAAAAATGGGAGTTTGTGAAAACTGTATAACAG